GTTTGACCGTCGCTCGGTGTTTTTGAGCGAGAGCGCCGAAATGGTAACGGAACCGGAACTATGGCCCTTGTTCCGCTTCCGTTCCTTTGACACGCGCGCCGTTCCGTAAAGCTATATGCGACACGGAAGGGAACAGGCGGACTTAATCAAGACATGCGCGGCGCGCCACGGCGTTACGCCGCGTGCTGTTCGCAAGTGGCGTGACGCTGCGGACCCTCGGTGGAACAAATTTCTCGCTGATCGAGCGATTGCCGGGATGGTTCCTATTGGGTCTGCCGCCCCGGCTCAACCTCAACCGGCTAATCCTCGCGAATGGACCGATGAGGAACTGACACTGGACAATCAGATCCGCAAACTCAAGGAGGCCACAGCCGATCTGCGCGAGCGCGCGGAGTTGGCGAAGCTCACCGGCGACCTCGATGCCGAGATGACGCTTCGCCGGATGTGGCTGCAACATGCCGAGGCCCTTCGCCGTCTGGAAAAAGACGCGCCTGGCATCGCTCATGCCTCGGGAGATGTGGTGAGCAAGCGCCTTTTCCATCAAGCCCTTCTCCAATACAGCGCCGGAGTCGCCGCCGCTGTATCAAATCTCCCCGACCGCATCCTCACCCTGCTCCCTCAGATCGGCGAAGACATCGCCGCAAAAATCCACGACGAGATCTCTGACGTGATGCGCTCGGCTCAAGAGATCCCACTAGACAATGCCATCGCTTGAGACAGACATCCGTGAGCAACTCGCTCGCATCTGGGACCCGGGTCGCCGCCCATCGGCCCTCGAGTGGGCGCAAGATAACGTCACCCTCGACAAGCGATTCACCCCGCGCCCTGGGAGATATGACGCCGACTACACTCCCTATCTTCGGCAGCTCCACCTTTGGTTTTCCAATCCCCGCGTCCGGCAACTCACCTTTGTAAAGTCCGCCCAAGTCGGCGGCACCACCTGGCTGGCAAACTGCCTCATGTGGGCCATCTCCGAAGACCCAGGCCCCATCCTCTACGTCACCAGCACAAACGAAAATGCAAAAAGCTGGTCCGAGCGCGAGCTCCACCCCCGCCTTCGATCGTGTCAGGCCATCAAACATCTCCTCCCCGCCAACGAAGACGACTTCCGAAAAACGGAAATGCACTTTTCCACATGCACACTCAAGCTCGTCGGAGCCTGTTCCGAAGGCAACCTCGCCTCCCGCGCGATTCGTTATCTCTTCGCCGACGAGGTCGACAAGTGGCCCGACGATTCCTCCCTCGAAGCCCCCGCCCTCGAGCTCGCCATCGCTCGGACAAATTTTTACCGCAAGATCGCCAAGGTATGCCTCACCTCCACCCCCACCGTAGAGTCCGCCGCGATCTGGCAGAACTTCCTCGCCGGGAGCCAGCACCGTTATCACATCACCTGTCCCGATTGCGGCACCGCCCAGCCACTCCGATTCGAGCAGCTCAAATGGCCCGAGCATCACCGCGATCTCGCCGGTGCCTGGGATCTCGAAGCCGTCGCCAATGAGACCACCTACGCCTGCGAAGCCTGCTCCTCACACTGGCCCCAGTCCATGCAGAGCGATCTCATCCGCGAAGGCCAGTGGATAGCTGGTAATCCCAAGGCCCCCACAGATCACATCTCCGCGCACATCTCCGCCCTCTATTCCCCGCAGATTTCATGGGGCGACTTAGCCAGGACATTCCTGCAAAAAAAAGACAGCCCCGGCGGCCTCCACGATTTTCATAATAACTTCCTCGGCATTCCGTGGGAAAACCGCGCCGCCACCGTCAAAGAGTCCTCCATCCTCGCCCTCCGCTCCAGCGACTACCGCATCCGCGAGTTACCCATCGAGCCCGTCATCCTCACCCTTTGCGCCGACCCCGGCGAGCGACAGACTCACTGGACCGTCGAAGCCCGCATCGCCACCGGCGAGAGTTGGGTCATCGACTACGGCACAGTCCTCGCCATCGAGGATCTCATCTCACCCGACTTCCTCGCCCAGCGCTCCTATACATTCGGTGAAAAAACATTCACACCACGCTTCGGCCTCATCGATTCCGGTTGGTCCGCCGAGCGAGTTTATTCCGTATGCGCCAAGAGCTCCGGTCTCTACATCCCCAGCAAAGGCTCCACAGCCGCCTTCGGCACATGGAATCAATCCTCCATCAATGGCTACCCCGGCCTCCGCCTCGTCACCTACGTCGACCACACAGCCAAGATCGAGCTCTACCTCGAGCGCATCAATAAAAAGATGCCGCCCCCATTCCATCTTCCATCCGACGCAGGCAACGACTTCATCACCGGGCACTCTGGCCAGCAACTCCTGCAAAACAAACACTCCCGCCTCGCTCCCTTCTATTGGAAAAAAGTCGCCGAAGACCACTACGGCGACTGCACCAAGCTCCACGGCGTCGCCTGGTGGGTCTTGAAATAATCACATCCCGCCAGCCATCGCCTTGTATTGGATAGCCAGCTCCCTCGCCACATCTTGGTTGTACCGGGACACCATTCCCCACACTCGGAAAAAATCCACCAACCATCCGATGATAAAAAATCCTCCCGTGAACCAGAAGGCAAACTGGAATCCCACGCGCCCGAGATACAAATAATGCCATCCCAAAAACAACCAGGCCAAGTATGCCACGATCACCGATTTTTCCCTTCGATAATAATCCGACAAAAAAGCATCTTGGAAATCTTTGGGACAATTATCGAGACTCAGGAGGATTGCTTTAGATAGCGCCATACTTTTTAGACTTGCACCACCATCCCCTTGCCGCCAGCAAAAAAAGCATTTGACTCCCACGCACACTTGCAGGCAGGCGGATATACGACCGGTGCGGCCTCTCGCAGACGCATACTTGCAACGGTGGGATGGGCGGTTATTTATGACCCAAGACTCCCGAATGCCCACGCTTGAAAAGGAAGTGCACACCGTCCCTGCAAAATTCTTTTCCTCCGCGTCTCCGCGCCTCCGCGTGAGCCACCCCCACCTCCGTGCTCTCCGTGTCCTCCGTGGTTAAATCCTAGTCTTTGACACTCATCCCCCACCGTGGACCAGCAAGCCTCAGCCATATCCGGTTACAAAGCCTACATCCGAGCCCTCGGTAAGACGCCCGCCCAGCTTCTAGCCATGGCAGCCTCCCTCGCTGACGGCATCGACGACGTCACCATCACCAGCATATCCGGCGACGGCACAGCCAGCTCAGGCCAGATCAGCATGCTTCCCCGAGAGCTCCGCCTCTCCGCCATCATGCAAGTTTATCAAGAAGGCAACTCTCCCCGCCTCCTCTCCAGCCTCATCGATCGATCCCTTTACGCCAGCCCGCTTTGACACCGCCCCTTCGGCGTGTCCGAAATCAAACCGAAATCAAACAAATCAAATCGCGGCGGCCCCCGCCCCGGAGCCGGGCGTAAACCCAAAGCCGCCGCCTTCGAAGCCGCCGAGTTCTCCCGCAATCGCGGCCTCATCGTTTTAAATACACTCGAGCCCAAGCGCGAAGCCACCCCCAGCACCCGCCTCGAGCTTCTCAAAAAATCTCGCTGGCTTTACAACAACGTCGGCATCGCCAGCTACCTCATCGAGCATCTCGCCCAGCGCGCTGTCGGCACAGGCATCGTCCCGCAGGCCCGCACCTCCGATCCCGAGTGGAATCGCCGCGCCGAGCGCCTCTTTGAAGATCGTGCCTGCGCCGAGTCCTGGGCCTTCGACGCCTCCGCCCAGGTGAACTTCTACGGCGCGCAGTCCCTCATCCTTCGCCAAGTCGCCGTCGATGGCGACTTCTTCGCCCAGTTCATCCGCACCGAAGCAGGCGGCACACGCGTCCGTTTCATCGGCGGCGAAGCCATCGGCAGCACAGCCGACTCATCCGAGCGCGCCTACGACGGCGTCCTGCTTGATAAGTTCGGCGCCCCCACAAGCTACCGCGTCATCACCGACCGAGCCAATGGCAAATACCAAGACGTACCCGCCGCCGACATGCTGCACTTCCGCCACGTCCGCCGGTCCGGTTACCCGCGCGGCATCTCCTGGCTCCACAACGCCATCATCAACTGCCACGACCTCGCCGAGTATATGGCCTACGAAAAAGGGTCCGCCAAAGCCGGAGCCCAAGTCGCCTTCGCCATCACCAGCGACGAAGCCGTCCGCCTCGGCGGAGGCCTGTCGAATATCCCGAGCGCCGACAACCAAGACCTCACCACAGAGACCCTCTACAACGGCACACTCATCCCCAAGCTCAAGCCCGGAGAATCCATTCAATCGTTCAAAAACGAACACCCCGGCACCGCCTTCGAGCCATTCATCCGAACAATCATGGGCGAGATCGCCAGAGGCATCGGCCTCCCACCCGAGGCCCTCATGGTATTCGTCGGCACCGCAGGCACCGAGTTCCGTGGCCTCCTCGAAGTCGCTCAGAACTTCCTCGAGCGTCTACAGCAAATGCTCATCGATCAATTTTGCCGTCCCTTCTGGAAATTCTGGATCTGGCACGAGATCCAAGCCGGGAATCTTCCCTACCCCGGCGACGACTGGTGGCGTCACGAATGGGTCACCCCACGCAAGATCACCGTCGACAACGGCCGAGACGGCCGCCTCTACGCCCAGCTCCTCGACTCCGGCTACATGAGCTGGGAGCGCTACTGCAACATCCACGGCCTCGATGCCCAAGCCGAGGAAGACGACATCCTCCAGACCTACATCCGCCGCCAGCAAAAATGCGCCGCCCTCGGCCTCAACCCCGCAGACGTCTTCCCAAGCCATGCCACCCCCATTCAAAGCAACCCCACCACCTGACCACATCACCTTCATCAACGCGCTGCGAACCAAGTTCCAGCGCCCTTTGATGGACCCACAACAAAAAGAAAATGATAAAGAACCACCAAGAGTTTTTCAGCTCAACCTCGCAGACCATCTCCGCCTCAGACGCGAAGCTCGACGCTGAGACCAAGCCCATCCGCGCCCTTCTCTGTGCGCTTATCGATCGCGCCGTCGAGGATCTCCGCGTCACCGCCACCTACCAGAGCAAACAAGTCAACGACGCCGTCGCCTTTGATAAGTCCACCGCCCGCGCCTTCCTCGACTCCAGCATCTACCGAGGCATCTGTAGCCGACTCAACCTCCCCGCCGCCGAAATCCGCCACGCCGCCCTTTTTGACAACCCCACCCAAGCACATGCGTAATTGGTATGCCCTCACTCCTAAGCCCTCGGTCAGCGAAACCGAAATCTCCATTTTCGACGAGATCGGCATGTATGGCATCAGCGCCAAGCAATTCATCACCGACCTCCAGTCCATCCCAGCCACCGACCGCATCGTCCTCAAGATCCATTCCCCCGGCGGAGAAGTCTTCGACGGCAACGCCATCTTCAACGCCCTCCAGCGTCGTGGCAACGTAGAGGTACAGATCGAAGGCCTCGCCGCCTCCATGGCCACCGTCATCTCCCTCGCCGGTATGCCAGTCAAGATGGCCGCCAATGGATTTTACATGATCCACAATCCCTGGGGCGTCGCCATGGGAGACGCCGCCGAGCTCCGCGACCAAGCCCAGCTCCTCGACAAGATCCGCTCCAACATGGTCGGAGCCTACGCCGCCAAGAGCGGACAGAGCGCCGAGCAGATCCAAGCGTGGATGGACTCCGAGACATGGTTCACCGCCGAAGAAGCCCTCTCCGCCGGATTCGTAGACGAGATCACAGACACCCTCTCCCTAGCCGCCTCCTCCAATAAATTCGCCCGCATCGCCAAATTTAAAAACACACCGGCAAATTTGACAGCCCAGCCACCACGTATGGAAATTGAAATCACACCCGACCAAGAGATCGTCTCCGAAGTCGTCGAATCCAGCATCGTCACCGAGTCCGTCCCCGCCGAGCAGCCCGAGATCATCGACGAGATCGAGCCCACCTCCGCCGAAGTCGAAGTCGCACCAGATGTCGCACCCCCCACACCTGTCGCCATCGCCGCTGCCGACTCGATCCTGGCAAAATACAACGCCCTCATCGCCGAGCGCGACTCCCTCCGCGCCGAAGTCTCCGCCTTCCAAGCCAAAGTCTCCTCCATCAAAGCCGAGCTCGATGCCGAGCGCGAAGCCTTCGCCCGCCTCGAGCGCAGCCTCGGTCTTTCCGCTGCCCGCGTCGTTCCTGTCATCGAAAATTCCGCGCCAGAGGCATCCGATCCAGTTGCCGAATACCTGGCAGCAGTTGAGGCCGGCGACCGCAAAGCCGCCTCGCTCCTCTTCGAGAAACACAAAGCCGTGCTCTGGCAGCACCG